TTTTTAATTCATCCGGAGACATTAAGGCTAATTTCATTCCAATACCTGAGGATTTAAGTAGTTCCTCATAGGTGTCATCTACATTAATAGTAGTAAAATTAGAAGGGACTAATTTTTGAGATATAAATGATTTACCTGAACCCGCAGGACCTGCCATAAATATGGCTTTTGGTTTTCCTTGGATTTCTTTTAAAAGAGACATCAGCCCAATCATTGATTAAGTTTATTATAAATATGGCAAAACATCTAACGTTATTATTCTTCCTCGAATTTCATTGTAATAACGTGATGATCAGTTATATATTCTATATTTCCAGCACATTTATTATATTTAGGCCATTCATGATTAGGTAATATTTCAAAATAACATCTGTCCTTTTCGATATAGATTAATCTTCCTAAAAATGTTGGGAAAATGTTAGTTTTTAAAACACGTCCAATCAATTTATTTAAATTATCATTTACCTGGTAACGTGGGGTAAAACCATTTCTGTTTAAATTCATAACCTTAATTTATATGAATAAATGTACGAAAAAGTTTTTGCTCCTCCAAATTTTTTATATAATAATTTTAGTCTTGTTTTTTTACTTGGGTTTTGAATTCTGTAAATACAGGTGCTTCATTTGGGTTTTCTAAATCAAATAAACGTTTTACTGTTTTAAAGATTTCAATATTTTCCTCTTGTGTGCGTACTGGTAAAACCATTTCCCACCCTTTACCTTGCATTTTGTCTTTTGAACCTTTACGTTTAGATGATTTTAACCATAAAATACCAGTTTTATCAGGTTTAATACCAAAACATTCTTCATAACAATGAGCATAAACTGCTGCTTGTAATTCATGGGTTGTTTGAATATGATTAGAGGTTTTATGGTCAATAATCCATAAGTCATTACTTATTTTACACACTAAATCTGTTGTTCCTGCTACTTTAAGAGTATCAGAATATAGATGGATTTCTTGGTCAATTAATTCTGGTTTTTGAGTTTCCCAAAAATCAACAAAACGTAAAAACATTTGCCAAATATTAGGATCAAATTGTGGATTGCCAAATTGATTTAAAAAGTTCATTTCTTTACCTTCTAAATATTCTTCTATCATTTCATGAACTTTAGTTCCATCTTCTGCTGCTTTTCTAACAATATAATCAGCTGAGCGACCCATATTTTTTAACCATTCCTCAAAATGTTTACCTTTTGGATATGAACCTAAAACGTGAGTAATTGAAGGATAATATTCACCATTTCGTCTATAATATCTTGAATCTGGAAGAGTGATTTGTTTGTGGTCTTCTGAAATTTCTAAAATTCTGTTATTAACATATTTAATGTTTCTTTTTTTCATAGGAAAAGTTTTTTCTCGAGTAACCCCGAGAATGTTAAGGGGTATGTTTCTTGTATTAAATTAGTAAAACTAGCGAACCCCATTTCGCTTGGATCTTTATCATTCATATCTACGAGATAAACTTCTTTACCTTCATTCATTAAACGCTCACAAAAATTTAATGCTTGTTTTTGAGCGTCTTTATCTAAAGCTATATAAATTTTTTCTACAGAAGACATTACAATTTTTTTCATTAAATTTGATTGTATATTTTTGCCTAGTAGCGGTATTACATTTCTTTTAATGGAGATGGCATCAAATGGTCCTTCACACAATATAAGCGGTAATTCCCAATTTATAAACAACTCAAATGGTATAATGTCACGAGATGCTGTTGGGTTTTTATATTTTATTGTAGATTGTTTTCCAAATGAACGGCCTGTAAAATAATTTATATTACTTTTAGCATCATACGAGGGGATAATAATCATATTAGCATAACGTCCTTGTTCACAATAACCAATTCCATATTTTAAAATATCATCATCTGTAATACCTCGAGATTTAATATATGATAAAGCATGTCTTGCTGTAATATCTGAGGGGTGAATATTGTTTAAAAGTTTAAATTCTTTTGGAAGTTCTAATTTAGTTTCAACTTGTATGTGTGGTTCCGGTCCTGTGTATTTTACAATAGCTTTTAATTCAGCCATTTTTTCAGGTGATGTTTCTACTGCTTTAAATAATTGGTATAATTTTTTACCTTTTTTATCACAAACCCAACAATGCCATTGGTTTTCTCCTTTAATATTTTCAGTAAAGTTAATCTCTAATTTTGGTTTATGGTGATTACATAGAGGACAATGATATGCATAATTTCCTCGAGATGTTGACTTACTAGTACCAAGCACAGAATTAGTTAGTGCTACTAGGGTTTGGTTTATCATAGTATTAATATACTAATCTTCTTTAGATAAACCAAAGTCACGTGTAAAAAACTTGCCTAAAATATTATCATTAAAATATTTATCAGAGTTTTCTAATACACCATGTGTAAATAAATACTTACACTCGTAATATGTTAATAATTTTTTACTATTAACTAATTGTATAATTTCGCGAGTAAATTCATCGTGTTTACCTTCCTTTAATATTTCAAGAATAGGTTTACAGGAACCATAATAGGTCTTCCAATCACTTTCTTTTTGTATTACTTGAGTAGTAGATTTACGACCTCTACCTGTTTGTTCCGCTAATTCTTTCTTCGTTAATTTGCGTTTTACATTGTGATATAGCGATTTTTTTCCAATATACGATATCCCACGTGATTTATAAGTTGTAATGTATATAAAACCATATGTTTCTAAGGGAAAATCCTCTATGGAAATTATTTCTTTATTGTTGTATAACCAATTTATCATATTATATTATAATTATAAAGTACAATTGAATTTTATGATGCTGTAGACCAATCAATGGATTCACTCCATCTGTACAGTAGGCCACTTGTATTTCGAGCATCTGAATATTCAACTAATTGCCATGTTGCTCCGGAAGTAGATAAACCGTTTGAGGCTGATACACAAATTAAGTGAAAATATGGAAATGCAGCAGGTTGTGCTGGATAGTTCGGGTTTGCTGTAATTCCTACAATTTTTTGAATAATAGAACGGGCCGTATTAGTAGGACTTGGTGTAGTTCCTGCTGCTATTATACGGGTATTTGGCATTAGTGAGGAAGATACTGTAAATCTTATTCTTCCTTCATCACCTGTGTTGCTAAAAGCAGTGGAAAATAATTGTACTTGATCTCCAAGTTTACAAGAAGCTGTGTTTAGGGTTATTGTGCATGTTGTTGAGCCTGTAAAATTCCAAATAATTCCAACATCTGATCCCGTAGGTACTAAAAGTGTTGATGAAGAATTTGGGGTTGAAATCCATTGAGTAGTTGATAAAAGATAATCTGCAGTTACAGCAAATTGAGTTTCAGTTGCATAATTCTGACCTCCTTGTAAAGATCCTGTAAATGAGGATGTTAGAGAAGTGACATATAAAAGATTACCGTTTGGGTTGTATTGTATGCCAGCATCTGTATAAAGTGATTCTTCAGTTGCTGTGGCATTGTTTGCATCTACAAATGTTGGATAATGAGTAGAGGTAGATGGGGTTGAGACTGTTTGAATTTGTTGTGCTGCAGTTGACCAAGATGATGTACCTAATAAAGATCCTGTAAATGAGGAGGTAATAGAAGATGCGGTAATAGCGGATGATGATAAAGTTGTAGCTATTAATGAACCACTAAAAGCATTAGTTGTTATATTTAAGGATGTACTTACTGGGGAAGTGGGAGTAGTGGGAAAAGAAGGGGAGGATGATACAAATGTTGGATAATATATAACATTACCAGTAACCCCAACAGTATTTATAAAGGAAGCAGATGTTGCTGTTAGTGAATATTGGGTAGCACTGTTATTGCTTGCTGTACCTAATAAAGATCCGGTAAATGAGGATGCTGAGATTGATTTTAAAGAAGGGTTATATAATGGGCCTCCTGGGTCTGTATCAATATTTAATTGTTGGGTTCCTGCAGCACTTGAGGTTCCAAAGATTAAAGGCAAATATGTTAAGGATGCCGTGTTAACTGCTACAATAACTTTTGAGGAAGTTTGTGATAATATTGAATCTATAGAATTTAAAGAAGTTGCGGCAAATGAGGCTGTTTGAGCTGTTAATACATAGGAAGCAGTTTGAGCAGTTATAACAAAGGAAGCAGTTTCTGCAGTATCTACTGATGACAAGGATCCAGTAAATCCTTGTGTAGCAATAACAGATCCTGTTACTATTAAATCAGCGCCTAAATTTGAACCCGTTATAATAAGAGATCCAGTTATTACTGCTGGGGTGCTTGAAGTATAAGGAAATCCACCACCACCACCTCCTGCTGTGGAAGTTACAGTTACAGCTCCTACTCCTGTTAAAGGAAATATAGTTATACCAGTACCCGCTATTATTTGAGTTACGGCTCCACCTCCACCCCCACCATTTAAAGCAAAAGAGGCAGTTGTAGCATATGAAGCAGTTCCTTCAAGTGAACC